TGCTGGGGTAGCAAAGTAATCTGGTTTCCACATGTCAAATTTTGGATTGTCAATCAAATTCCAGTTGTAACGTCTTACAACATGTCTAGCATAAGAACTAGTGATTCTTTTGGCAGCAATAATATCATCATAGATATGATATTTTTCAGTTTGGTTATCTAGAGGAACCGGAGGAATATTTTCTGTGGAGAATCTGTATACTCCAGTTGTTGCTGTTACTAATTTGTCTGCATTGGTTGACTGATTATAACCCGTTAACGTCGAACCAAGCGCAGGAGCATCGGTAACTAGAGGACCAATGCTTGCAAGAAGCAGAGAGTTATCAAGAACTTTAGTTACAGTTGCTTTGAAAGTTGCTCCTGCCCAAGACGCACCAACATAGACTCCATCGCCAACAGCAAACGAGTCTGCTCCGTCTGTTGAATAGATTTCTAAATAAGACTCCCAAGATTGGGGTCTACCTACAAAGAAGTACATTCTACTTCTGTCACTGCCAGTATCACTAGAACCCTCTGACAGAGATTCTAGGAACTGCTTTGCATTAAAAATTCTGAACTTTTCCGAGATGATAGCAGCCATTGAAAGTAAGTTACGGGGGTTATTTCTGTGTTATTTATATTTATACTGTATATTAAGCAGTTGTTGCGTTGCCAATAGTTCTTAAGATATCTCCAGCAGAATGATCTACTTCTTCAGTATTATCAACTCCTCTGGTTACACCAATAAATCTATCGAAAAGTTTGGAAGTATAAGAAATAACTTCCTTTCCTACCAATAATTTTCCAGAACTTGGGAAGTTAGTAGTATCTGGGATATAGAGTAGGTTACCACCAATCAATAAATCGGAATCTAGATATGAACCAAGTTCTTGAATAGATGGAATCGCAAAGTTCAATACTCTACCAGTAGTTGAAATATTGCTATCAGTAATAGCATAATTTTGCATCCAGGTATCATTGCCATCATCAATAGACTTAAATTCACTGAAAGTTGTATCCAACTGTTCTATGGTAATACCAGAAACATTTGCATAACCAACATCAATATATAGAGACTCAATAAAATCTCTTACTGATTTTCCAGGTAGATAATGACTATACAAGTATTCTGTATCGCCCATCGGATTATTATTGAGATCCAAAACACCAGATTGGTGGTATTTTGTAACTGGGTTTAGATAGGTACTATAAGAAAGATCTTTGATTATTTCATAATCAACTTCAACAGTAGTTTCATTCCAAGACAAGTTATTGTTTTGGGTAGTTGTCTCTACAATAGATTTATTTTCAAAATGGGTAGTATCAAAAGATACTGCTACTGGGTCTGGAGTAATAAAACATACCAAAATTTCTTTGTAATCAACCGGAGATGGTACTCTCACAGCAGTTACAGATTCTAACAAATCTCTATCCAAGAGATAGACCTCACTAGTGATGCTAATAATTTTTACAGCACCATAGATGCCATCTTGAGCTTTCAACTTGAGGTCAAAAGAAGATTCTGGATATTTATTTCCACGTATAATATTATATCCTCTAGATACAACTACTCTTGGAGCGGTTGCATAACCAGACCCACCATCAATCAAAACTAAATCAATAATCTGACCACCGTACACAACAACTTCTGCTTTCGCTCCACCACCATTAGGAGTAGCGGGAACAAAGTTTAAGACAGGTGGAGTGTAGTATTGATATGCGGTAGGATTAATTAAAATATTATTATCAAAATACTGTTGCAAGTCTCTTTTATTCCAATCAAGACTGGTAACTACCCCATTATCAATATTTGCAGTAACACTTAATCCTTCTCCTTTAGCGTCTTGGTTATAAGAACCCACATTGATTTTACTAAAGAACTTATTAGAAACTTGCTCTCCTGAACGATATTCTTTAGTTTTTGCAAATAGAGGCATACTAAAGACTTCACGCTGATCTATTTCACCATCAATCTGTATAAAGTCTCCTACTCTTAAATTAGGATGTTCTTTAATAATAAAACTTGTATACTCATAACTATCAGTTAAATCTGTAGTTTGTAAGAAAGGAGAATAGTTACTCTCAACTCTATTCAAAAGTCTTTCATTTTGTTCTGTTAGTAAATATGAAATACTAAATGAATCGAACGAAACACTAATAATATCAGTAGTTCCACTAACAGTGCGCCTAGAGAAATAAACAGGTTCGTCATCAACCAAATCTACATTTTGTGATCTGATAGACATTTTCCATTCATCACCGTTAGAAAGACCAATATCAATAACTTCTCCCCAAACTCTTTGAGTGCCACCAACAATTTGATAAACAGTAGTTTTATATGAGGTGTTTTGTTTAAACCAAGAATCAACTTGATCTTTAGTTCCTGCTCCAGAAAAAGTAATACTTGTTCTATTGTAATAAGTATCTGATTCAAAATCAAACAGCGTTACTGTGGTGTTATAACTTTTACCATAAAAATATAAAATGTCAACCCTTGCATTGGTATACGTACCATTTGCTTGTGTAGTAAATTTTATCGGATCATCAAACGTAATAGAAGGACCATTTATTCTGTAAGAAATAGAATCTCGTTGTAACACACCGTCAATAAAAACATATGCATATAATGGAGTATCAAAGTTTTTAACTCTTCCGTTATAATCAAGAATTTGATACGAATTTGAAATACTGTTAAAAGGTATTAGTTTTTCATTAATACCTAATCTTTCATACGAACCTACACTATATCCAAAGAAATACTCTTCATTTTGTAACTGATTAGGAACTCCTTCATAAAGGTCTTGGTAATTTTTGGGAGCTTTAGAGAATACAATTTGATCAGTTTTTGCCGAACTATTGAATCTTCTGATCTCATATGAATCTTGTTGCAAGACAGCATTTAAATAGATTAAGAAATTTTCATTTTCGTCAGATTTTACAATAGAATTATCTTTATAAAATAGATCAAAAATTCTTGTTCTACCATCAAAACTATTAGAGATATTTTTTAACTTTTTCAGATACTTGTTGTTATCTACGTCTTCTCTAAATTCAAAACCTCTAATATAATATTCTTGTGCAGGAACATCTATAATTTCTCCATCTACAATGCTCTGTCTCTTTCCAAAAGGTGGTTCGTAGAAAGTAATTTGATTTCCATTAATTTTATATGAATAACCAGGATTTTGAGCCACACCATCAATGGTGATCATAATAGACTGATTATTATTTGGGGTAAAAGCAGTTCCTGTTTTTTTGTCTTTAAGAGTAAAAGACTTATTACCAATTTTTAATCCCGTCGAAGGATCGTATTTACCATCAAAATCTGGAGACAATACGATCTCTCTAACTCTAGTCAAAGTTTCGTCAAAAGAATCTACTGCCGCAGATCCTTCTCCTCTAACTACTGTGGTATCTTCTACTTTAACAACTGAAGTAGTGATAGTTCTTCTGGTTGTCAATGAAGAAACCGCAGTTGCTGGTAAAATAAGATAGCTAGTTAGTTTTTCAGAATTTGGTTGGTCCTCAACCATTCTAGATTCAGAAAAAGATTCTATAGAAACTTCTCCAAACATTTTGAAACCAGCAGGATGGGTAGTATCTTTTACTACATTTCTCCATTGCTTAATCGGAGTTTTACTTCTAACTACATAAGAATAATCTTGATAAAAGAACGAATCCGTAATTCTTTGATTGACGGAACTTAATTTTCCTCTATCAGAATTAAACTTACCAAGGGTTCTCGTTCTAGTAGAAGAAACTGGAGAAAATTTAGTTTTTGAAATAGAAGAGATGATAGCAGTTTTTCCTTTGGACCTACCAGAAATATTATATCCTTCTCGGAATACTCCATCAATATTAACTAAACGTAAAATATTAGATCCTTTATTCCATCCATTAGAAGCAACTTTACCGGAAGCAAAGACAACTCCATTTATTTTTTGCTCGATAATTTCTCCGTCAGAAAAAGCATCTAAATCAAAGTTATATAAAGTTAGAACTTGTGGAGATTCATAGAAAGATTTAATCGAATCATCGTCAAAATAAAATGATCCATAGTTAATGAACCTAATACTTTGAGGAATACCGATATCAGTTGACTCAAAAAACAATTTATTATCGGTCTCTATAATATCAATTTTTGGTGTTGATAAGTAGTTTCTACCGCCATTTATGATTTTAACTGCACTAATGACACCATTATCACTTTGTACTTCAATTTCTAGTCCAGTTCCGTCACCAGAAACAACTGCTTTAGGAGAAGAATATGCCTGACCAGCAAAATCAATTGACAAACTACTAATAGATTTTGTGGATGCATCACGAAGTGCTGTTACTTCTGCTCTATATCCTGGAGCAGGAACAACACCTTTAATTATTGGAAGAGATTCATAGTTCTCTCCAAGATTATCTAATGTAATAGAAGCGATCTTTCCTACAGACCTACCAGTATATCTAATATCTCCTGATCCGTCATATTGAGGAGTGTCGTTCAGTGAATAAACAAATTTATTTTCGGTTGTAAATACAACTCTCTTAAGACCAGAAAGAGGATCCTCTTTTACTCTCAAGAAAGAATTATTAGTATCTGTTTGTGAACTGGTCAAGAAATAATAATAAGTAGTGTAATCGACATTTTTTCTTTTAACATCGCCAATATTTGCACCATAACCTAATCTGATCCTTACGAATGATCCAGCATTGCCAGGTTCTGCTAATCCAACTTCTTTTTCTTCAGTAAACACATTATAATTTGCGCTGGTAGAAATATCCAAATACGATCCAAGCATTGAAGGATGACTAGTATCAAATTTATAGAAATAATATTTTTGAATATCGATAATGGGGTTGGTCAAGTAGTTTACATTATCTAATGAAAATAGTAACCTATCATTTACCGAAGATACGCTAGATACAGATACAATTTTTGCAGGAGTACTTTGATCAGCAAAAGACGAAACTTTAGTTAGTTCTCTAGGATTGACAGCATCAAACCCGTAGTTAATAACTAACTTGTGTGTATTTTCGTCGTATGAAACTACATATGGATCATTGACATCATTTCCAAAGAGTTGAGCTCCTGGAGTAAATCTATATCTAGGTTTATAAGATAGTACTGTAGATCCTGCGAGATGGTTTAAAGCATTAGTTCCATTAACACCTCTTTCTAATCCAACTTTACGATTAACTGTATCTACTGATGTCACTTTGACAATTTCGCTTCCTACTTCTAAAAGATCATTTTCGGAAAGAGAGAATACTTTATTTAATACAATATTTGTTCTCTCTACACCAAGACCAACAGCATTAACAGATACTAAAGGAATAGCAGTACTTGGTGCGGGCTCAACAATGATAGTACCAAATGCTTCTGGGTGGCTTATACAAACAAAATAGTATGTACCGGGAACTGTTGGAGTAAATACAATATCTTCTGTATCATCAGTAGACCCATTGTTAGTTGCGTCAGTTGTTGGAGTATATGTTGAAACTTCTAATGCAACACCATCTTCCCTGATATTAGTAGAGTAATCAGAAACAAACCATACCGCATGCACACCTTGTGATAATGCAATAGGATTGTATGTAAAAGTACTCCCCACTCGAATAGTATAAGATGGATTTGATTCTCCACCGATATCAAATCTAAACTGTGGTAATGGAGCTCCTGGACTAGTAGTTTCACCTGTTACCGTAAGTGCAATCCCATTTAGAGTATCAGTGATTTCTAAAGATTCTCCAGGAACAGTTTCCAAATATGTAAACCATTCTTCAGATTCGTTATAACCAGTGTAAACATACTCATTTCCGTTACCATCTAGAAAAATAGTTCCCACTTCTCCTAAAAAAGTTGTAACAGCATCTATGTCAGCAGTATCTACTTTAAAATACCCAGTTTGGTAAGCATCAATCGAATCTTGATTGGTTAAAACCATGTCAGGATCGATGGAAATATCAAGATCGGAAGGATCTGGTTTTGAAATACTTTCTGGGTTGATAGTTAGAATATCATCTGAATTATATCCACTTCCAGCGTCAGTAACTACAATAGACTCGATTTGACCACTATTATCAAAATTGGTTGTATTTACAGTTACTGTTGCTTTAGCATTATTAGAATCTCCTGCAGACCCAACACCATCTCGAACATTAGTAAAATCACTAAAAATGAGTTCTACGTCTTGGTATACTCCTCCTACATAATCTCTACCCAAACCAATCATATTAGATGATCCAATTCCAGTATCATTAACTTTCGCATTAAAAGTTTGTGGATTGAGATTTAATTCTTGGTATTGTTTTTTAGCAACATAATACAGTGTTTCTGTAGTTGCTTCATCTGGATCAATTTGAATATCAACTGCATCACCTTCTGCAAAATCATGTGCTCCTACAGTTTCTGCAATAGCAATAGATTCATCTACTGTTGTGATGTCAATATTAGAACTTAAATTATTAATAATGACAATTTCTGATCCAGCAGTATTGGTAAGATTACTACTTTTTAAAATTGTTTCTCCTTCTTCATAATTTAAATAGTCTGAAAAATTACCACTATTAACTTTTACTCTTACAGAGTTCTGATCGAGAGTTCCTGAAAGAACTGTAGAACTGGCGATTACATTAGTTGGATCTTCAAAAAGTACTAATTCTAACGTTGCTCCCTGTTCATATGTACTACTTTGGTTTAATAGAATGTTTAAAACTGTTGAGCTGGATTCAACTGGATAACCAGATTCAAATTTATTATTAATAGCTCTTAAAACAAATGTCGTCTCTTCGATAGTATCTCGAAGCAACTCTCCCGTTGCTCCAGTTGCTGGTTGAGTAATAGTATCCCCAACAAAAGAGTAAAAAGGTTGTGCTGTTGTTAATACAGATGCTTTTGTTTCTCTAGATTCTAAAGAAGTAACTGATTTTCCAAAAGTTGATGAAACTACACCAGTAGCACCAAATCCTCCTGTACCAGAATCATCAACGTAAATTTTTGAACCGACAGTGAAGTTCGGTTGAGAGTCTTCAACAACTACTGAAGAAACGGAACCTTTAGAAATAGAATCAATAATTGCAATTTCTGATTTGCCATTTTTTTGTGTTCCAGGAATAAACAGTCTCTTTACATTTCTTGGAAGAGAATTTTGAGTAACATCAGATTCATAGTTAGACTTTACTGGCAAAGAATAATAGTTTTCTCCCAAAACATATGGAAATACTGGTGTTCCTGTTTGGTCAACTGTTAAAAAGTATGCATATACTCCATTAGGAAACTCTGGGGTTACACAAAATCTCCCATTATTAACATCTAATCTTGTTTTTCCTGTATCTACAGTTGGCGTCCACTGATAATCGTCAACAAATGTTCCCAATGGATATGGTGCATCTACAGGACCATCTACTCTACTTACCTTAAGAGAATATCCACTCTCCATTCTAGCAATATCAGAAGCGGAGTTTAATGGATTTTCAAAACCATATGGTCCGTAAATAGGATTGCCATCATATGCATAACCTAAAATAGGTGAGTGAGTTTTTGCAGCAATAGTTTCTAGTAAAGTAGTAGTTGAAATGTTATCACTTAACCTTAATCTCAATCTTCTTGGATTTGAGATTACTCCATAGTAATTTTTATTTCTATTGTAACCTGGCACAACTAATCCGCCATTGTCATCCAAGTTGGCAGTAAAATGTCTGTTCTTAACCCATTCACGAATATTTGCAGTAGCAGTAGCATTATTTGAATTCGCATCTGAAACTACAGTAACTTGTATATTCTCTTGAGTATAAAATTTACCCCCAGATATCTTTACTAGTTCTACAATTTGACCTTGTGGAGAAATTAATGCCTGGTATTCTGCGAACCTACCTCTACCACCAAAATCACTTATCACAACAATAGGAGGAGACGAATAATATTCACCTGGATTGACGATACGGATACTAGTAACTTCTCCTGATGTTACAATAGCTTCTAATACAGCATTTCTACCACTAACAATCTCTACTGTAGGAGGAGAAGTGTAGTTGGTAGAATTGTCAGTGCTAATAATTTCTGTTACAGTATCTCCCGTCAATACAGCACGCGCTTTATCATTTACGCCATTAATTAAAATAAATGGTGGTCTTTGATATCCGGACCCTCTACTAGAAATCGTAAAATTAGTGATAGGACCATATTCAATTAGATCTTCGTCTTTATATCCAAATGCAATCGAACCATCAACAAAAATACCAATATCCCTTCTAGGTGTTTTGTAAACTTCTGATGTTGTGGTTGTTTCTTTAGGAACGATTTTAAGTAATTCCGGATCTGATACTGTTTCACTGACAGATGCTGTCAAAATCCTTGTAGATGGATATGATGAGGTAGCAAAATAATATAAATCATTATCTTCATATACTGCACCTATGCCAGAAAGCACCTTCTGTAAACTCTGTCCCACACTAGGGTTTAGAGGAACTGATGGAGAGTCTCCAGTAACATTTACTTTCCAGCGATAATTTGAAGAAGAGTAATCAAATAAAATTGGATCTGCAGTTTCAAATCCTGGTTTTGAAACTTGAACCCTATCGTTAGTAGATGCATATGGTTCTGCAGCATCAATATCTAAATTAGTTAAAACTGCATATACTAATAAAGAAACTACTCCATCGGGAGTAACTGCCTTAAGTGTAGAATAACTAGTAACCTCATCACCAACTTCATGAGTTCTTGTGATGTTTGCTCGATTTTTGATTACAAATTGTCTAGCATTCTTACCCTCATAAGAAATAACTTCACTATTAATGACAACAACTCCATTAGAAGATACCCATCCAAATGTAGAATCTACTGTAATAGTATCTCCCGTAGTCATAGAGGGAGTAAGTGTTCTATTCAGAACAGTTTTTTGAGGAACCGTAAATTCTGAATTTAATGATGTTGGATTAATAACTAAATTGAAAAGTTGGTCTTTTCCATCAGAATCTATAGAATAAAAGTTTTCTACAATTGCAGATGCATAATTTAGTTTAACATTGTTATCCGATTGTTGGATTATTGTTTGACCCAGTAACCATTGAGGATTTCCAGAAATAACTTTTGCTTGAACAATATAAGAAGATTCCCAATCGGAAACAGAACTTTTTAAAGTTTGATCTTTTGGATTGTATGTTGTAGGAACGTCATCATTGCTTTTAGATACAATGCTATTGAAAATAAATCTAATAGATTTATCAGTTCCTTTTACTTTATAAAAACTAGAGATATTTTTAATTAAAGTTCTCTTGTCTACATCAGATTTGAGATATTCTTCTGGAAAAGACTCTAGGTATTGATTTTCAAATGATTTTACAATAGCATATAAAAATAGATGACTTAAGTTATCAACATTGGATGATAAATCATGAGAAGATGCTTCTTCAGAAACAAATTTTGATTTAGTATATAAATCTCCAAGTTGTGTAGTACCACTCACTCCTCGGGAAACTTCTAAAAGTTCTGTACTAGTTCTTTCTTTATAAAAACAAATCTCATTACCAATTTTAACATAACCATTTTTTAACGGGAACGAAGAGGCATCCGCAACAATAATGGTGGTATCGGTAGTATTTAAAGATGATGAAAGAGTAGTTCTCTCCTGTAACAACTTTTTCTCATAAAAATCAACATCATAGTACGATGTTAAATTTGTAATAATATCTAAAGGATTTCCGGGTGACTCTAAATGCTCATAGTAATATTCGAGAACTTTCTTAAAGTTCTCATACTCCGATACAATAAACCCTGGAAGTTGATCTTCGATGAGTGAAGAGATCTGTGTATTCATCTAGTTACTCTGGATATACCGTGAATTTACTATTACTAATGTCTACATCTAGATATAGACTTCTTTCTGCATTGATATCGTTACTAGCAGGTTGTACCCTAACCTGAATTCTATTATCAAAGAAACTACCAGAAATGATAGTTACATCATACAGTTTGATTTCACCTTCTACATAGTCAACTGTTCCCAAGTTATCTTTTAAAACAACTTTTTCTCCAGTCGCAGGATCTATTCTATATAGGACAATTTTTCCATCCCGATCTTCAAAATACACAGTATAAGTGGGATACTCACTAACCTTAAAACCAGTACTTTGTAGTACAGGTCCATCACAAGATTTTCTGAAAGAATTCTGAAAACATAACTCATAAAAATAAGTAGAATTCATTGCAGGATAAAAATCCTTACGCAACATAATACTAGTAGTGTTTGAGTTGATAGACACATCAGATTCGTCAATCACACCAACATACTTACTATATCTAAACTTACCGTTAAACTGCTCGGTTTCTGATAGTTTAGTATACTCATCTACAGCACTAATAACTTTAGATCTAACTTCTTCTGGAAATTGTGTAGTCTCTCTGGTATTATAATATATTGAACTAGTAATCTCAATATAAACTACAGAAGGATCTAAAATGTCTGCAGTGACTGATGCAACCGCATAATCTTTTAGACCTTCACTAATTTGTTGTTTTGTAAATGTTGATAGTGAAGAACCACTATTTGGCTTAATAATAATCTTTACCTTGCCATATTCTGGATATCTTTCCTCTTCACCACCATATACAATGATGTCAGATACTGCTGGATAAATCTTTCTTACAATTGCTGAATAGTCTTTAGCAGTTACTGCTCTGTTTTGTGTTGCATATTGTTTCGGAGCATTGAATTTAATTTTATCAATGGATTCAATATTTGCACCACCAAAAGATTTAGAGACCGTTGTAACATTAGTGACAACTACTGGATATACTTGATCAGACTCATCAAGTAAAGTACCAGAAAAAGTAAACTGGGAAGCACCATTAGTTGCTTCTCCACTTGTAATCAAATATGATACATCAACTACTTGATTATTATCTAATGCCCTACCAATAACGTTATCCCCAAAGAATAACTGATACTGCTCATCTAATGACTCATCAACATAATAAATGTTATCTTCGGAGGTAACATCGATAATAGTATCGATTTGGTTGTAATATACAAACGCCGATGACGTTGGGGACTCAAATAATCTCACCCTAATGGTGCTCGTATCGGTATTTGAGTTGGATAAAATATATTGCTGCTTGGATAAAGAAGTATCAACTACAAATTGATTTGTAATTAAACTACCTTCATACACAGGTACGTTTGTGAAGAATGCCTCTCCGCTTTCCACAGGCACCTTAATATCATCAATCGCAACATAACGATAAAGTTTATCGTCAAATGTAGTTACAAATCCAGTACCCTTCTTTAAAATAATATTAGAAGG